TGACTTGATTGTTGCTGACCAGACTGCCTATAAGTTCTATGAAGGCAATCTGCAACAGTATCAACGATTCACTGATTCTGATATGGCGACTAAGGGCTTCACCGCTCTGAAATACAAGACAGCGGACGTGATTTTTGACGATATGTCTAGTTCTACTGCCAGTGCTAACAGAATGTGGTTCCTTAATACGGATTACATTTGTTTGCGTGTTGATCCTGATAGTAACTACGAGCCTCTTCCTGATAGAGCCTCTGTCAATAGCGATAGTTTCGTTTTGCCAGTGGTGTGGGCGGGAAATATGACAGTTTGCAACCGCTCTTTACAGGGCATAATCTTTGCATAGGAGGATATTATGTATATTGTAGGCATTGATAATACAAGAGTGACAACTGACGCTGAATTTGGCTTAGGTCAATTAGGCGCTAACTCTGACGGTAAAGTGTATAAGTATGTTCAGTATCAAGAAGGCACAGCCGCTGTTGATGGCGTTGCCGGTGAGGTTGCTTACTACTACACACTAGATGGATATAAGAACTTTCAAGTATCTTCTGACCTTTCTGACTCTGTTGAGATTGGCGCGGGAGTACTTCAGGCTATTATGTCCGATAATGAGTATGGATGGATTCAAATCAAAGGCCCAGCTACGCTATCAATTGCGTTAACTGCGGGCGCTGATGGCGACCCATTGACCCCGACAGGTGCTACAGATGGCACGCTAGACGTAAATGTTGCTACAGCTGCAAACACAAATATTTGTGCGCGCGCTGGTGATATTTCTGATAAAGAAATTATCTGCGACTTTTTATTCTAGACTGAAAACGGATCGAGGGGTGTAATGCCCCTCTGTTCTAAACTTAAACTGCACATAGGTAATAATTATGCGAGCACCGTTAAGAAAGAGAGAAAATGGCCATTTGGTAAAGATTTATCAGGTAACAAAGGAAAAAGATAATGAAGAGGTTGTTGTAGATTATATCCATGCTGAAAAACCTTCGGCTAGGTCTGATTACAATGGCCCAATGAAAGCGAAACACAAAGAGAGTTTTCCCTTGACTGTAGAGGCGTGGGAAAAGAATCTACACGTAGAGGATGCGGGTACACCGATCGATCAGTTACCTAATATCCCTGCTAACATTGTTGCTGAGTATGTTAGTCGTGAATTGCTAACAATTGAGGATTTGGCATCACTTGATGACCTTGATTTGGCAAAATTCCCACTAGGGCGCAAATATTGCGAAGAAGCTAAAAGGTATCTTGATTTTACAAACCCTGAAACTCGTAAGCGTGAAGCTGAAGTGTTAAAGGCTGAGATGAAGAAAGAGCTACTAGCCGAGTTAATGGGTAATCGAGAAGCCATTGAATCTATTGCTGACGATATGGGTTTGGCTGTACGCAAGAAACGAGCGGTAAAAGAGGACTAAATTATGACCCTGCTTACATTATGTCAAGACGTTGCTGATGAGGTTGGTATAAAAAGACCATCATCTATTGTTAGTGGTACAACACAAGACCAAAAGCAATTGTTACGCCTGGCAGATAGAGCAGGGCGCATGATTATGGTAGCGCATGATTGGGAAAAGTTGTTGAAAGAGGGTTCAATTACTCTTGTGACATCTACTCAAAGTTATTCGTTAGCTTCTGATTTCGACAAATTAGTACCTGAGTCTATGTGGAATAGGGATGCGTCACGACCTGTCGTTATCCCTTTAACCTCTAAAGAATGGCAATACTACGAGGGCTGGAATTATATAGCAGGGCTAAACCTTCGCGCTAGATTTAAAGGGGGTGAGCTAGAGTTTCAACAGGATATTGATGCAAGCTTTAACGGTGATGTGATTTATTTTGATTACATCTCTAATGGCTTCTGTGAATCTTCCGGTGGTACTGCTCAGAGTTCTTTTGCTGCTGACACTGACGTAACATTAATGGACGAGTATCTTCATTCGATGTTGATGGTTGCCTTATATAAGAAGGCTAAGTCTATACCTGATTGGCAGGTAGATTATCAATTTTACAAGAAAGAATTGCACAATCGTATTGGTGCTGATGGCTCTGCTAGAGCTGTTAGATTTGCCGGTGAAAAGTCGCCATTTTTGGGCGCTAACGTACCTGATGGGAACTATGGATGAGTGCTAAAGCTGTCAATGCTCCTGTAGGTGGTTGGAACGTCCGTGATGGATGGGATGACATGCCCGCTGAAGATGCTATTACTTTAGATAACTGGTTTCCTACTACTTCAGGCGTTGAGATTAGGGGCGGCCATATCTCTCATGTAACAGGCTTTCCTGATTACGTTGAGACATTAGCCGAGTACATTAGTCCATCTGTTAGACAGCTTATAGCGGCCTCTGGTACTAAATTATACAACGCTACATCATCTGCTGATGAGATAGGCACAGGCTTTACCAATGCTCGTTGGCAGACAGCCATGCAAGCTGGAAACATGGTTCTAGTTAATGGCGAAGATACACCTCAAGTATGGAACGGTTCAACATTAGCGGCGGCTTCTATTACTGGCCCTACACCGGCTAATTTAATCGGTGTTACCTCGTATAACTCTCGATTATGGTATTTTGAAGATGATTCTCAGTCTGTATGGTATACCGCTATTGATGGTCATCAGGGCGCTTTAACTGAATTAGACTTAGGGGCTGTTACAACTCTAGGCGGTAAGCTTGTTGCTGTAGGCACATGGACAAGAGACGCGGGTGATGGATTAAATGACTTGATTGTTTTTATCTTTCAATCAGGTGACATGGTTTTATATACAGGCGATCCTGCTACGGCTGGGTTTTCCTGGTTAGGTAAATTTCACATTGGCGAGCCTTTAAGTTCTCGATGCCTTGTTACTTATGGCGCTGATATGGTCATAATGACTAGAGACGGATACATTAACCTGTTATCTGTCTTACAGGCGGGTGAGTCTGCTTATTCTACAGCGTTATCAGATAAAATAAGGGGGGCTGTCACAGAGGCTACAATAGGGTTTGGTGCTCGTTTCGGATGGGAGCCAATCTTTTATGCTCGCGGTCATAGAATACTTTTCAATGTTCCTACAGGTACGAATACTTATAATCAGCACGTAGTTAATACTATTACAGGCTCATGGTGCAGGTTTACAGGTATGAATGCCCAGTGTTGGGGTACTTACGATGACAACCTCTATTTTGGCGGTAATACAGAGATATTCAAAGTCGATACTGTTAATCATGACGATGGCGGTAATATTGTCGCTGATGGCATTACTGCTTATAACTATTTGGGTAGTCGGGGCAATCAGAAACAAATCACAATGGTGAGGCCTGTTGTTAAAGCGGCTGGTTTTCCTGCTGACGGTATAGAAATAGCAACAGATTTCACAACACCTTCAATTCCTAATGACGCATCACTTGTGGGTACAGTAACAACTCCTTGGGGTTCACCTTGGGGTAGTCCTTGGGGCGCTTCATTATCCATTCAAGATGATTGGTGCGGAGTGGGTGATATAGGATACGCGGTGGCTATGAGATTTAAAATGAGTACAGATAAAGCGGCTACATGGTATGGAAGTAATTATATGTTTAAGAATGCAGGGGTAATTTAAATGGCTCGTAACGGTTCAGGCACATACACAAGAACGGACGGAGTAAGAACAGGCTCTAATATCTACGCGCAGCAAGAGAGCGCAGGAGTAGACATAGAGGCGGGTTTAATGGATACGGCTGCTCAAGATATTGCAGACGCTCTAACGGCTTCAATCGCTAAAGACGGTCAAACTAGCCCTTCTGCTGATTTACCTATGAACGGGTTTATTCATACAGGCGTGGGTACAACTGACGATAGAACAGGCTATGCAAAGGCAGGAGAGCTTGCTGACGGTACTTTATTGGTTCTAGCTGCCGCTGGTACGAATACTTTAACGGCTTCTGCAACGCCTACTATAACCGCTTATGTTAATCGTCAGACTTACTGGATTACCATAGCGAACAAAAACACATCAGGCACAGTCACTTTAAATATTGACTCTGTAGGGGCGCATAATATTGTAAAACCTAACGGTAACGCTTTAGATATTGCTGACTTACAGCCCAATGCAACTTATGCGGTTACGTATTACACAACTGGCACAGAATTTGTATTACATGGTGTGCCTGAAGTTGACGGAACTACTATTACCTCTGATTCAACAACCGGTATTTTAGGTATTCCAGGTGGGGGAGTTGATTCTAATCAATTAAACACAGGCGCGGTAACACCTGCGAAAACCTCATTTGCTAATGATGTTGATGATTTCTGGGTAGGTGGTGTTGATGGCGCTACGCCAGCTTCTACTAAACAGCCTACAGCATGGGGTTCTGTTACTGATACTTCGGCTACAGCGGTAGAATATCCTATAACACATAATTTAGGTTCTACTAACTACATTGTCCTTACTACGGGATACACCGCTAGTGAGAATATTTATGTGACGACTCGTAATAGCAATGACTTCAGGGTCAAATGCTACAATGAGACCGGCCCTAGCAGTCCGGTTGATACCGTTTTTTCTTTTCAATTAATTCAATACTAGAGGCTACACAATGACACTTTCAGCAAAAAATGACGGTACTATCACACAAGCTGTGAGTGCCAACACTAACTACGACATAGAACTTCCTACTTATGGTAAGCATTATACGATTGCATGGGTAATTCCAGCGGGTCTAACGGCTGCTACCTTTACCTTCTCGGGTCGAGCGGTTGGCTCAGACACTTACGAGGCTATTGTAGACTCTTCTAATGCTCAGATTACAATGGACGTTACAAGCCCTGCAACCTTAAGAATCGTTGACACTGTTTGCGATAGGTTAAGGATTGCAGTAACGGGTATAGCGGGAAGCGGTGATGTACTAATCACGCCTACAGTGACCGATTAATGCTCGGCTCTAATAAAATACTAGGCTCCAATAAGCTACTTGTCACTAATA